GGCAACGGCCAGGCTTTGGTTACCGTAAACGCTTCGAGCTGGCGCGCTGTCAGTCCCATGCTGGCACGTCCTCCTGTGTGTCACTCACATTGCCCGCTGGCGCAGGCTCAGAGCCTGCTGTAACGGGTTTTTCTGCCTTGTCCAATACCCTGATGTACCCCCACGGCCTGACGCGGCCTTTTGTCCACTTGTATTTGCTAAAGCCCAGCGCCTTCATGGCGTTGCCCACCGCCCGCTGCTGGCTGCCTGCACGGTCGATCTTTGAGATGTCCTGGTTCAACGCCTTACTAAACAATTCTTGCGTGCTGAAGAACTCACGATCACAACAGTCCAGAATTGCCCCGTTTTTAATGTTGCCGTCAAAGCCTTCAGTCTTTTGGGTCGAATTGACGTAGCGCGACAGAACGTCCTGCCACACATCCACAAACTTCCAGCGCTCCTGCTGTGGCACAAACAGCCGTTTTTCTTCTTCTTTTTCCGGGTAGCGCCGCTCGCCCAGCTTGTAGCAATGCACGGCCTCAGCAAACAACTGGTCGCGCTGGTTAGCCATGACCTGCGGGTCAATATTGCCGCAATGCACCACCCAAGACCGCCGGTCACCGGTTGCGTCTTTCAAAAAGTCGTCAGTGTTGGTGTCACCCGTCAACACGCAATTGCGCGGGTACTCACTGAAGGTTTGCGCATACGGCGCTCTGAACACGTCAACCCGCTCAGTCACAAACGATTTAACCGCCGTGCTTTCTGCCCGGCCCATCGCGTCCATCTCGTTAAAGTTGAACAGCAAGCGCCCTTGCAAGACCTGCATCGAGTCTTTATCACCGATGCGAAACGTGCCGCCCGCGTAATACTCGCCCGCCAATATTTTCAGCACCGAGCTTTTGCGCGCCCCCTGGGCACCTTGCAGAACTAGCATGTAGTCCATCTGGCAGCCAGGCTCAAACACCCGCGCCACCATGCTCAGCAAAAAGTAAACGCCGACCTTTTGAACATACTCACAGTCTTCAGCACCCAGCACGTCCACCATCCAATGTTTCAGGCGCGGCACGTTGTCCCACACCAGCCCATTGAAATAGTCTTGCATCGGGTTATAGGCCAGGTCAGCCGCCGCCATCTTTACGGCCTGCTGGATGGTCATCGGGTTGCCCACAATCAGGCCATGCGCTTCAGCCAGATAGTTGGCCAGCCGCAAGTCATCCAGCTCAGTCCACTTGCCTGGCGCACCACCCCAAGGTGCTGACCGGGTTTTGTCCAGCCGGTGGCTAAATTCATTCAGCTTCACCAGCTCAGCCAGCGCGGGGTCCGCATTAAAGGCAAAGTACACGTTTTCGCGTATGCCCTTGATGTTGTGCTTGTCGTCGCGGTACGGGAACAGCAGCGCCTTTGGCCCTTCCCCATCATCCCCACCACCGCCATGATTTGAACGCCCTACGTCGATAGACGGGCCATTTTTTTTATTCGGTTTTTGCTCAGCTTCAGGCGCTGCCGTCAGCTGCTCCAGCACCATGTCAATGCCCTCGGCACAGTGCAGATCGTTAAAGTCGCTGAATCGATTGCCCCGCTCGGTAAAGCGCGGGCACACCAGCCGCCCGCCATGCTTTTTAGCCGCCGCCATGCCCTTGGCGCGGCCAGCGTTCTCCAGCTTCAGCATATTGGCCACACCGTCGACGGTGATAGCGCCTTGAATGTAATAAACCTCGTTGCGGTCTTTGGCCCACTCAGCTTTCAGGTCAACCTTGCGGCCATCGGGCAAGTCCCAATGCATGGCACGCAGGCCGCCAGCAGCGCGGGCAAAGTCTTTCGGGCTGACCGACACGCCATGCACTTCCAGCCGCTCGCACAACCTGGCCACCAGGTGCTTGTCGTCATCACCCGCAATGATCAATTCATGATCAGCGTACAGCTTGCGGAAGGCCGTGACCACCGGCATCAGGTTACCCGCGTCAAAGCACACCACCACCGGCCAGCCAGTGGCCATGTGCACGCTGGCAGCCGTGGCATAACCCTCAGCAAACGCCAGCGGCTTGCCATCAGTCACGGTACCAATCAGGTGAAAGTGCCCCTCCTTCACGGTGCCCGTGCCAAACACCTTGCCACCGTCCTCACTGATCCACTGCAGGCCATGCAGCTTGCCCGCCACATCACACAGCGGCACCAGCAGCTTGCCAAAGCTAAAGCGAATGCCATAGTTACCCACCTGCTTGCGCGCCAGGTATGGACTCACGCCGTTGTCTTGCGCCCGGTCCCACAGTTTTTGGGCTTTGGCACTGGCGCTATCGGCCAGCAGGCGGCGCTCTTCGTCGGCCTCTTTTTCAATCGCCTTTTTACGGTCAAGCCAAGCAGACTTTTCAGCCGGTGACCATTCAACCTCAGTCGGCTCGACCTTCCAAAAGTTGCTTTGGTCACCGCAGCCGTACACACCCACGATGTAGGTTTTGTCCGTTTTTGGGCTTTTCCACTCATGCAAGATCGCCCAAGCGTTCTTTTTCTTGGGCTTGCCAGGCGTGCCCGCCCAGGTGAATTTTTTACCGTCTGCAACCAGATCAGCGGGCGGCTCGATGCCGTGGTCGCGGATCTGGTTTAAGACGTCGTCGATTGAAAGTGCCACAGCTTACGCGCCCTGCCCTTGCAGCACCCGGCGCAGCGCTGCGTTTTCTTCACGCAGCCGGTCGTTGATCTTCTCGGTCTCGCTTTTCAGCTTATGCAGGCTATGCAGGTCATAACCCCGCTGGTGCAGCATCCACATCAGCGGCGCATCGTTACCGCACACATCCATCAGTTTGCTGAACTTAGGCCACACAATGCCCTCAGTGCCGCCCATCCACCGGCTGAACTGCGACTTGTCAGCACCGATCTGTTGCTGCAGCTCCTTGTCAAGCCCAAAGCCAGCCAGCTCAGCGCACAAATGCAGCGCCTCCCCCAGCGTCTTTTTGCGGGCCACCTCTTCAGGGCGTATGTCAACAGGTAGGGCAACTTGGTTCATGAATCCTCGCAATATTGTTGAGAGCCGTTGAGTGGCTCAAATCGACCAAAAAAAAGAAACTCTAGGCATGCAAAAAATAAAAGCCCACACCGCCCCCGCGCACCAAACGCAAGCCGCGTCCCCGCGACTTTTTAGTGAAGAGGTTTTTGGAATCGGCACCCAGGTAGACCTGGCAGCGTGGGGAAAGAAGGCGAGCAGCCCGCTTTGCTATGCTGAAAGCCTCTACACAACCAGCTTTCACAAAGGGGCTACTCATGATCAACTTCAAAATCAACCCCGACGCAACCTTGCCCATTGCCTGCCCGCAATGCAGCGAGAAGGAGGACCAGCTTGTCAGTCGGTTGCGCGGCAACCCGGATTTGGTTTGCGGGAGTTGTGGATTGACCTTCAACGTCAACGCCGACCAGATCGACGCTGTGCTCAAAATGTTCAAAGGCTTGAATCGCTAGCCACTTTAACCAGGCCGGAGACTGGTCTAGCAGAGCGCTCAACTCTTGGGCTAAAGCTCGAAGCTCTGTTGAATCGCACTGAATGTCTAAAGTTATGGGTCCGGTGGGCATCAAACACCCCCAGCCAAAGCCGCAGCCAGCGGCGCACGGCGCTCGTGGTCGGGGTGCGGCGGGTTATTGGTTTGACGGCGGTCGGGGCCGGAGCGGGCGGCGGCTGCAGGCGCTACGGTTTCAGTAGCCGCCCTTGCGGCGGCAAGCTCATAACCGGCCACAAAGATGCTCGCCACCTCGCGGGGCAAAATAGAAGCTTCAACACAACCATCCCCGCGAGGGGCGAGCAACACTATGGAAATCGAACTAAAAGCACACAAAATCGACGGCATCAACACGGGTCCATCAGTGATCGTGCATGTGCGAGTTTTGGTGTACCCGGTGCAAGGTTTAGAGGACTTCGAGCCGTTCAAATGGGAGCTGGAAATTCCTCTGCACAAGGACTGGCGAAATCGCTCTGTGAGCGAAGTCCGGGCCCAAGGGCTGGAGTTAGCGGCAAAAGTAGTCAACATGAACAGCCTCTCTACCTTATTCGGCGAATAGCAAAATTTTTGGCAACAGCGCGGCTCAATTCGCTATTCGGGTCGCTGAGAGCTTCTGCCAGCGATTGCTCTTCTAGGCCGCGAGGTAACAGCCCTACGCGAGACGAAATAGCGTCTGCGACTGCCCGCTCAATCACAGGCATCAACCATCGAAGGATCAACTTACGCATCTCAAACACCCCCAGCCAAAGCCGCAGCCAGCGGCGCGCGGCGCTCATGGTCTGGGTGCGGCGGGTTGTTGGTTTGGCGGCGGTCGGGGCTGGTGTGTGTGGCGTTTTGGGGCGCTACGGTTTCAGGAGCTGCTTGCGCTTGTGTTTGTTGGGATTCGGCCAGTTCAGGCCAGTAAAAAGCGTATTTGTCCGGCCAGCGTTCTTTACGTGTGAATCGCCCTTGCGACTTGATCTCAATTTGTCCCGCCAATTCGCGCAGTCTGTATTCAGGGATGCCCTTGCCCTCCATCAGCCACTCGTACACCGACGGCGGCTTGATGTCCAGCATTCGAGCAACACATGGCACACCACCCAAGACATTGATGATTTCAAAATCGTTCATCAGTGCAGTATAGGCATACCTTATTTAAAAGTCCATAGGCAAACCTCATATTTTTTAAACTAGGCTAGCCTTATGCAAACAACACTCGCTGATCGTTTGAAGTACGCCATGGCAGGCCCGCCCAAAATAACCGGGCTGGCATTGGCCAAAGCATGCGGCGTGTCCCAGCCATCTGTAAGCGACTGGCTAAATGGCACCACAAAAAGCATGGATGGCGTTAACCTGATCGCCGCAGCCGAGTTTTTACGCGTCAACCCCAAATGGCTGGCTACAGGGCTCGGCTTAAAAATTGATCCGCCGTCCGGTCAAAGTGGAATTGCTAGAGAACCTGTAGAGCCCTATTGCTTCGACAAGTGGACATCCGAAGCAATTCGACTTTTTAAGAGCCTGCAACAACACCAGCGCGAAGGCGCACTCGCTGCTTTAAAAACGCATATAAGCCATCTGGATACACCCGAAAACGGCCAAACTCTACGCATGGCCGGATAAACAGAGGGAAAGGCCCAGGCAACAAAAACAAGATCATCCGGGCCAACAAGAGTTAAAGTTCGAAAGCCAGAGCCGTCCGCTCATTTGACATCGTTAAATCTGGAAAGCTATAAAATGCCTGATGACTACAGGGCGCATGTACCCCCACGGCCGTTGCCGCCCCCAGCACCACCACCTTTGCGAAACGATCAAAAGGCCAGCAAATGTCAAACGAACGCGGCATAACACTGAATGAAATTCGATACGCTGAAAGGCTTTGCCAGCGCACAGCCAGGCTGTATCGACACGTCCAGAGCTTTGGCACTTGGCTTACCGTAGTCGGCGGTAGCGGCACGCTTGCCGCGCTTGCAAACAATGTACCCAATTGGGTGCCGATTACCGGTGCAATCGTGTTCGCCGCTGCCGGAGCTGCGCTTATCGCCATGCGGCCAGCAGACAAAGCAGCCATGAATGAAGCCGATGCCAAACGGTACGCAGCACTCCGCACTCGGGGCCTTGGGCTTGACGACAAGGCCCTTCGCGCGGCGCTTGAGGAAGCCAGGCAATCAGATGTTGCCGAAGTTGAAGCCCTGCGTGACGTGGCCTGGAACGACGTAGTACAAGAAGTGGGCTATGCAGACAAAAGGGTGTTGCTTTCAATACCGCAGCGTTTACTTTCTGCCATCGCGTAAGCCAGTCCAACACCCCTAGCAGCCCGTCCGGAACGGGTTTTTTTTCCTTCATCCGAAAATACTTAGGTTTACCTATTGACAAACAAATAAGGTTTACCTAATATTCACCCCAACCCGCAATTCCTGCGGGAAACCGGAGTGAAGCATGCAGACACAGCAACCCGCAACCGCCAGTGCAGACGCTGGCACAGTCAGCCTCGACTACCAGACTTGCCGCAACCGCCGCGAGGCGGCTGAAGCCGAGCTAGCCGAGCTAGAACTTGCAGAGCGACAGGGCCAGCTGATTCGTGTTGACGGCGTTACCGCGCTGATTAATCGATCAAAGAACCTTGTATTGACGCAGGCCCAGCTGAACAGGCCCGAGGGCGTTCGGTTTGCGCAAGGCGCGATCAATGCCTATCGTTCAATTCTGCGTGATGCAGGGCAGCTTTTAGCGCGAAGAGACGCTAAATTACCAAGCGGCTATTTGCCGTTTACAGACTTCCAGGCTGCTTGGGCCAGTTTGCCCGACAACATTGAACACATGACCGTGGCCGAGGTGCAGGATTTCTTGCACACCCACGGCGTAGAGATCGCCACTGACACGGTCACCAACGGCAACATCAATGGTGTCGTAAAGCTCAAAGACGACGTGGTCACCGCCATCGACCAGCACGATGAACATGATGCCGCGCCTGCTGATGTGGGTAATGGTGCCGGTTGCCATGCTGAATCCGTGGGAGTTGAAAGCCAGATTTTGGCTGAAGGCAATGCAGCATGACCCGCCACCTCAACACTGCCGTCCTCGTGCTGCTGTTTGCAGCCTTGCTCGCCTACATCGGCCCAGCCCTCGACACGCCCGACCACAGCGCCGAATGGCCCACCAGCACCGAGCTGCAAGCCCTGCAGGCCACCCAGGCAGGCACAGCCCGCCGCGAAGCCGCAGCACAAGCCCTGTGCACCGCTGAGCGCGGCCCGCAGTCTGAGGCGCGCTGGACGCCTGAAGGCCACCTTGTGTGCACTGCCCGTGCCCGCACCGCAAGAAACACCATCACGATTTTGGAGCCCAAGCTATGAGCACCTTTACCCCTACCGTCTGGCTGCTGCTTGGCTTGACCGTTTTTTTATCGATGGCCGTTGGCGCGCTGATCGTTACGAAGCTGATCAACCGCGACTGGGAGCAAATGACGGGCGAGCCCATGTTTGGCGAGCCACCCTACCGCACCGCCAGTGCGGCCACCATCAAAGCGCAGACGCGCCAGATCATCGCCAAGGCCAATGCCAACATGCAGGCCGCGATAACGGTCAAAAGTGAATGCCCATACCCGGACAAATGCGGGCAAGGCCGCAAGTGCGCCTGCAAACCCAGCACGGCCACCGCTGACCGTGCAGACAACTGCACAGCACCCCCAGCCGCCTGAAAGCACAGCCATGCTTGCCGAGCCAACCGTCGACCCAGTTGTCGCCAAGCCGCGCGCGCTGGTGTGCGTGCGCGTGTTTCTGCGCATGCGCCCCGGGCCTTGCGCAGCCAGCGCCGCCGCTGATGCAGAGCGCGGCTACATCCTGTTCGGCAAAGACACCACCGGCGCGCTCAATGGCGACTTTAGTGGCCGCTGGCTGGGCACACAGGCTCTGCAGTTTGTCAAAGACTTTGAGGCAGAGCTGGTACCCGGCCGCTGTGTGGACCTGCAAGTCACCAACATTCGCCCGCAAGGCGCAGAGCTACGCGCCGACATCGTTACCTGCCAGCTCGCACCCCTGGCCCCCAGCTGGGTCCGCCACGCCGAAAAAGCTACCCCTATCACCACCGCCACCACCACAACAACCGAGACCCAACCCGCATGAGCACGCTTAAACACACCGAAACACGGTTAGAGCAATGCCAGCGCAAGCACCTGTACACCGGGCGCGAGCTGCAACCCAACAGCACCCGTCCCGGCGCGATGGACGCCTACAGCCTGCCCAGCGTGGTCGCAGGCGTGCGCATTGCCCGCGTCATGCCCCTTTGCGCGCCCACCACCACCAAAACCACCATCAGCACCAAATATTGATCATGACCAAACTAAACACCCCTACCATCATTGGCCTGACAGGCCTGGCAGGCAGCGGCAAAGACACCGTAGCCGACTTGCTCATCTGCCATGTCGGCTTTCAAAAGCTGGCTTTTGCCGACAAGCTACGCGCCGAGGTGTGCGAAGCCTTTGGCATCGAGCCGCTGCTACTCACCCACCGGGCCACCAAAGAAGAGCCGCACAAAGCACTGTCTTTGGGCATGTGCAAAGACCACGGCTTGGTCGGCGCGTTGCTGCACCACAGCGCGCTAGACCACGAGGACGGCACCCACAGCGAGATACTGGCCAGGCCACGCAGCCCAAGGCAAATCATGCAGTGGTGGGGTACTGAACACCGCCGCTCCCAGCACGCTAATTACTGGACGTGGGCAGTCACCGCCCGCATCAACGACGGCATTCGCAGGGGCCACATGGCCCACGTCATCACCGACGTGCGCTTTGAAAACGAGGCTGAAACCGTCCGCAACATGGGCGGCACCATCTGGCAAATCAAGCGACCAGCCATGCGCCCCATCACGGCAGACGACTACACCAAAGCCGAGCAGGCCAGCCACGTGAGCGAGGTTGACGGCAGCCAGTTCGCGCCAGACGTGGTGATCAACAACAGCCACGACATCAGGCACCTTCAATCGGTCGTGATGGGCGCGTGGCTGATGGGCTACACCGGCATGAGCGCGCAAGAAATCTGCAACATGGGCCTGGCTCATACCGACATGGCCTGCCAGCAATGGGGCACGTATGGCAAAGCGCTGGCAACTAAAGCGCAGAAAGCCGCATGATGCACCACGCCACGCTTAACCGCCCCCTACGCGGCCAAGCCATCCGCCGCCTGGCGTCGGTTGCGATTCGTGCGCACGAAATCAACAGCAGTTTGCCTGCCATCGTGCCACGCCCCGCCAGCTTGTCGCCACACGCAAGCCCAGCAGCGATCGCGCCACCTCGCAAGCCCTTGCCGCATGAAGTCCCCCTTTCGCCAGCAGAAGTTCGTTTGGCGATTGCCCAAGGCATTTGCAGAGAGCCAACCGACGAAGAGCTTGCCGAGCTGAGCTGACTTGACATGACCACAGCGAAACACCCCAAACGGCCATGGACAGACGCAGAGCGCGAGCTGCTGCGCTCGATCTACCCCGAATGCCACACCGCTGACATTGCGGCGCTGCTCGACTGCAGCGTTGAACGCGTTTACAACCAGGCACACCTGCTCGGCCTCAATAAATCAGCCGACTACCTGGCCAGCGAGACCAGCGCCCGCATTCAGCGCGGCAAGCAGCACCCCAACATGGTCGCCAACCGCTTTCAAAAGGGCCAACGCCCGTGGAACACTGGCATGAAGGGCTGGTCACCCGTTGGCAGCCAGGCCACACAGTTCAAGCCAGGCAGCGTATCGCCCAACCGCCAGGAGTTTGGCGCGCTGCGCATCAACAGCACGGGCGAGATTGACATCAAACTGTTCGACGGCCTGCGTGCCTGGAAACAGCTTAGCCACTACGTCTGGTTTTTACACCACGGCCACTGGCCACCGCACGGCCACTGCTTGCGCCACAAAGACGGCGACACCCACAACCCCGCCATTGAAAACCTGCAACTCATCACCCGCCGAGAAAACATGCGCCTGAACAGCGTACACACCAATTACCCGCCCGAGCTGGCCCGCCTGGTCCAGCTGCGCGGCGCACTTAACCGCCAAGTCAACCAACGGCGCAAAGCCCTAACCCAAAAACCAACAAAACAAAAGGAAACCCAATGAGCAATAGCAACAGCAACAGCAACAGCGACACCACCACGCCAGCCACACCGCCGGAAAGCGTCAACCACATCAGCAGCGTCCGCGCCATGCTGCTGGCCACCATGGCCGACCTGCGCAACCCCGACAAGCCGATGGAGATCGACCGCGCCCTGGCCGTCAGCACCGTGGCCCAGACAGTTATCAACAGCGCCAAGGTCGAGGTTGAGTACTTGCAAAAGACCGGCCAGATCAGCGCCCCCTTCTTGGAGGTGCCGCCCGACGCGCCTTACCTCACCGGCATGGTCACCCTGCCGTCTGGCGCAAAGCTGGCCAGCCACAAGCATCGCTTGCAGGGCTAGTTCAACCCCTTACTACTGGAAATAAACACCATGACCAAAGCTCAAACGTCAATGTATGACGGCAAAACATTCAAGCTGCTGCATTCGCTGCTCGATGCCAGTGGCGAACCCCACCCACACGCTGGCCAGGAGGTCACCGTGTTGGGCCGATCCAGCAAGAACAGCTACCAGGTCAGCACCGCCGACGACACGGTGCTGGTAGTGCAGCCCGAGGATTGGGGCCCAACGGATGCCGAAATGAAAGCGATGCTTGACAAACCCGCGCAAGCGTCGGCGGTGTCCACCGAATTTGCCGAGCAGCTGCAGACGATCAATCTCTACACCGATCCCGCCCACAACGTAGCGCAGTTGATCGACCTCGACCTGATCGACGACTCCCCATCACAGCCGCGCAGCTTTTACCCCGAGGCATTCATCACCGGCCTGGCCGAATCCATGAAGGCCGTCGGCATGCTGTCACCCATGCTGGTGCGGCCCAAGGCCGATGGCCGGTTTGAAAACGTCTTTGGCCATTGCCGCAAGCGCGGTGCACGCCAGGCAGGCATGCAGCAGGGCCCCTGCTTTGTACGCGAGCTGACTGACGCCGAAAGCGCCCAACTGCAAGCCGTTGAAAACCTGCAGCGTGAAAAGCTCGACGCGTTTGACGAAGCGCAAAGTTTCGCCGCCTACATCAAAGCGCACAAAGTAACCAAAGACGAATTTTGCCGCCGCACCGGCCTGAGCCGCAGCCAGGTGTATGCCCGCTTAAAACTATCGACACTGGGCGACGAAGGCGTCAAGGCCTTGCGCAGCGGCCTGATCAAAAGCGAAGTCGCCACTCTGATTGCCCGGGTACCAGACGTCAAGCACCAGGCCCACGCCCTGAAGTTAATTTTGGACATATCGCCAAAAGAAAGCGGCAGGCCAGAAGATGAACTGATGACGGTGCGCAAAGCACGCGACATGATCCGCGAAAAGTTCACCCTGGGCCTGAAGGGCGTCATCTGGGCGCTTGACGATGCCACGCTGGTCGAAAGTGCCGGCGCCTGCACCGTCTGCCCCAACCGCTCGGGCGTTGACCCGATTCTGTACACCGACCTGTTCGGCAAGCCACATGAATATTCAAACACACCCGCGGGTGAAAACGTATGTACCGACCCCGCCTGTTTTGACATCAAGAAAACCGCACAACTCAAAGCCAACCAGGCCGAGCTGGAGGCCAAAGGCAAAACGGTGATTGCTGGCGGCAAGGCTCGCCAGGCAATCAGCGCCACCGGTGAGGTCAAGGCCGGGTACGTGCCCCTGAAAGACGTCAAAGACGCCATTAAAAAAGCCACCGCCAAAGGCAAGCCAGCGCCAGACATTGCCGTGGTCACCATCCAGAACCCACGCGACGGCAAAACCATCGAGGTGGTGAAGATGGACGACCTGAAGGCCGCAGGCGTCAAAGAGCCCGTCAAAAAAGCCAGCGGCAACAATGCCGATTATTGGGCCAAGCAGCGCGCCCAGCAAGAACAGGAGCGCATCAAGCAAGAAGCCCTGGCGGCAACCAACATGGCCGTGCTCGCAGCCGTGCGCCACGCTGCCGCCCAGGCGGCACGCGGCATGCTCGACATGCAGCTGATTGCACAAGTCACCTGGGCAGGCGTCTCCTACAGAGACAAGTTAACCATCATCGAACTGTACGGCGCGCAAGACCGCGAAGAGATAACCGAACGAATCGACACGATGGGGCCCGACGAATTAGGTCTGTTCATGCTCGACTGCGCACTCGTTGAAAACCTCAAAAGCCTATACATCAAAGACAAGCCCGACGCCATGCTGACGATGGCCAAACATTACGGCATTGATGTTGACGCAGTGCGCAAAGCGCATTTGGCCGCTGAAAAAGCCAAGCCGAAAACGCCAGCCGAGCCACAGACCGAACCAGCCGCCGACGCCGAAGAAGAAGACCTTGACGAAGAGGTTGACGCGTGAACACGGGCGCTCTTTCAGTAATTCAGCCAAAAAAGCCAACCGGCACGGGCTGGGCGATTTATAACAACTCATCCACCGCTGACCTGTCTTCGCTGGGCTTTCCGCACACATCGTGGTTACACAAACCCACGGGCCTATTTGCCATTTCAGCCGTAGAGGTGGCCAACGAACCCGGCCAACCAGAGCTTGGGCCCGAATATCACCTCAGCGTCAGCTTAAGCGGCGCGCGCTGCAGCGCAGCCGACGCGCTGTTTGTACTCGCCGCCTTTGAACTCACGGACGCAAAAGAAGACAACCACGTACCCAGCGGCCGCGTGCGCAACTTTTGGCGACCGGTGGCCGACAAGCTGTCGGCCTATGAATGCCCTTGCGTTGACGACGAACCCGCGATCCGCGAGGACAAAGGCGACTTCATCTGGAGAGGCGTCACGCGATGAAAGCCCTCACCGTCCGCCAGCCCTGGGCGTGGCTCATCGTCAACGGCCACAAGCCTACCGAGAACCGCACCTGGTCCACCGGCCACCGCGGCGCCACGCTGATCCACGCAGCGCTGGGCATGACGCTCGACGAATACAACGACTGCCTGGCATTCATTCGCAGCCGGGCAACCATCGCCCACATCGCAGACTTAATACCGCAGCCGTCCGACTTGGAGCGCGGCGGCATCGTTGGCCAAGCGCGGCTGGTCGACTGCATCAAAAGCCACGACTCCCCATTTTTCACAGGCCCCTTCGGGTTTGTGATGCGCGACCCCAAAGCCCTGCCCTTTCGCGCATGGCGCGGCCAGCTGCAGTTCTTTGAAGTGCCAGACGAAGCACCGACCCCAGCCGAGAACCAGGACGCTTTATTTTGAAAACCAACACCGTGCAAACAACTGCACTCGACCAGCTCACGCCGCACGGAGCGCATAAATGAAACGCAAATACCAAGCCGACCCAATGAGCATGTTCAAGACAATGAACAAGGTCGAACCCTTTAGCGCCAAAGAGCTGACCCAACTAAACATGCCCGTGCGTATGGCGTTTGACTGCCTGCGTACCGGCGAGGGCAAGGAGATGCACTTTCACACCCTGGCCGCAGCGGTTAACGTGGCCCTGGTTCGCAGCGAATCAATCGACCCGCTGTGTGTAGAGACTTGCCAGCGCGCGCAAGACGCCCTCATGTCCGTCTTGGCGCGTAGCAAACGGCTAGGCAAGTGGGGACTGGACGCAGCAGGCCTGCAAGACATACCGCCAGCGATTGAGCTGCACGAACAGCTCTTACAGCTCAGCACCCCGCTGCAAATGCAAAAGGCCATGAACGAAACCATCCAGCGCATGAATGCCGGCCACGGCCTGGAGATCCCAACATGACCCGCCCCACACTCAAAGCAACAGAGCAACAAGCCCAACCGAAAACCGAGGCCTGGCTTATTGAGTGGGGTATTGGTGCTGAGCGCGGGAAGCACGTATTTACGCACAACGCCATAGCCGATTACCGGGATTTGTTCAAAGACGCAACCGTAACTGAGCTTGTTAGACGGCTACCCCTGCCACCTACAAGCACAGACCTAACCATAAAGGCTAAAACCGAGCCGCTGACGGATGATCAGATTTTGCTATTGATCAAGGATGTGATTGACAGTGACGACCAGGCGTTTTTGGACTTTGCACGGCAAATCGAAGCCGCTCACAACATCCACACACGCTAAGCATGACGACCCCCCTGTCCGTCAAACAAGCCGCCGCCGCGCTGGGCATATCGCCAAGCAAGGTGTACGAGCTGGCGCGGGCGGGTAAAGTGGCACACTACCGTTTTGACACCACCATCAAGTTTGACCAATCCGACCTTGACGCCTACAAGCAATCATGCCGATCACCCGTCACCACACCGGCCAATGGCTGTACCAGTTTGACCGCGTCATACCCGGCGCAGGCAGGCAGCGCGCTAACCGCGTACTTCCAAAAGGCTGGTCGAAAAAGCAGGCCGACGAATACGACCGCATCGAGTCCGCAAGGCTCTACGCGCTTGCAACTGGTGTAAGCAAACAGACCCCATTGATCGAGGACGCCGTGCTACTGTATTTGCAGCAGCACGCCCCCACCCTCAAAAACTTCAAAGACCTTGAAGGCGCACTCGCCCTGTGCCAGCCCTGGTACGCAGGCAAGCCCATCACAGCCCTGGCCAGCGTGGCCAGGCAGTACGCCACCGACACCGCCAAAACCTTATCGGGCAGCACCATCCGCAACCGCCTGGCCTACCTACGCGCCGCCTGCCGCTGGGCGTGGAAGACGCACGGCATGGGCGACCACGACCCAGCTGAGCGCATGGTACTGCCCAAGGCCAGCAAGGGCCGACAGGTGTACCTAAGCCGCGCCCAAATGCTGCAAATTGTCAAAGCCATGCACTACCCGGCTAGCCGGGCTGCAGCCCGCGTCGCGTTTTACACCGGCATGCGTATCAGCGAGATATTGCGCGCCCAGGCGGTCGAGGCCGGCGGGCAGCTGGCACTGCTGTTGACTGACACCAAAAACGGCACCCCACGCATGGTGCCCGTGCATCCTCGCATCGCCCACCTTGTACGCGGCACAGCCTGGCCACCATCTGTAACGGCAGACACCGTCACTCACCACGTGAAAGCCGCCATGCGCGCCACCGGCCACGGCCACGCCAGGCTGCACGAACGGCGTGCAATCCGTGGAGAGTGAGTTTTACCAATGAGCAGGATTTTCTTTGATCGCTTTAAAGTGTCGTTTTGGCACACTTTAAGGCGAAAAGTCCCAACCCTGCCAGCCGCCCCAAACGCAGAAAAGCCCTGCACACACAAATCAATGTGCATGCAGGGCTGAAGCTGACTTTGCGGGTCAGCGGAGACAACTGGCAACTGGCAACTGTCTATCTTTGCGGCGTGGCCACTTTCGTTCGTGGCGGCTTGACGGTTTCTATTGTCGTGAATCGGTGCTGCTCAGGGCATTCGCGGCGGCGGGTGACAATGCGGTCGCTGGGCTGCCTGGTGGCGATGACTTGGGTGGGCAGCTTGCAGCCTGGGTAGATGCAGATCACGGAGTCAATGCCGCAGCTCGACAGTCGCGGTACTGGTTGGCCACTTCGATTAGTTTGAGCACGGTCGCGCCAAAGCTATCGTCATTTAATGGCGCCAGGGCTGGGCAGCTGGCTATCACCAGCGGGCTCGGCTTGGCCGGTGATGGCGGCGTTGATGTTGCGCAGCTGGCCAGCAGTGTTGCGGCAATCAGCGTACACAGTGTTTGTTTGTATTTCACGGATCGCCTTCTGCACGATGGTGCGGTTGATGGGTTGCTGGGCAGCGATGGCGGTGGCGGCGCCGGTTTGCGCGGCCTCGGTGACTTGTCGCACTACGTCGTCAAGTTTCTTTTGGCTGGCGATCTGGCGGTCTTCACCCACTTGCACGCCGCCAAAATATGCGCCTATGCTGACCAGCAGCGCGGCGATGATGATGTAAGGTGTCATGCCAGCTCCTGAATGCCAATCTTTGCACCAGCATCAGTAATCGTGATTACCCGGTTTGCAGGCTTGTCTGATGCGCGAATGCTGACGTGTACCCACTGCTTGCCCTTCACGCCTTCCAGGATCAGCTGACCAATGCCTAGCACCGACACCAGCGGCGAAAGCGTCTTGGCTATTTCGTATGGAGTGCCAAAGGCAGGGGCAACAATATCAGCCGCTTGGCCGCGTGCATGGTCTGAGCTGGTCACGCCGCCGACCGCGACATTGAGCTTCATGCACCTGTAGCCGCTGGTGACAATGACAGGCACGCGCAAGGTGCTGCGTATGCGCTCCAGCATTTCAGCCGTCAGCGTGAGTTTTGCAATGTGCTCGGGCGGTGGTGTGTTGTCAATGCCTAACTGCTTGGCTTTGTTACTGGCTGTCAGCTCGGCAAGGGTGAAGTGTGGCGACAGGTTCATCAAACATGCTCCTTGAATCGGGTGCGAACAATCAAAACGGCAAAGCCCAAAATCACGCACGCGTCTTGCAGCGTGGGCGGCTCCAGGCGCATGAGCGGGGTGATCAGCGCGCCAGCAGCGCCGGTGGCCAGCAGCAGCCAGGCCAGCATTTTGAGCAGCACCACCGAGCGTTGGCGCAATGACAAGCCGGGCTCAAACAGCGTGGTGCGCTCCAGCTTGTTGAGCGCCTCAGCCAGCACGACCAGCCCGGCCAGCCAGTGGGCAACGGCTAGCACCGACGCTGGCACAAATGCAAACACGTCAATGTGTGTCATTTCAATGCCCCCCGGTCTGCAAACTTTTCAATCACAACGACGAGCACCTTTTGCGCGCCAGCGCCAACAACAAACGAGCTGGCCAGCAAGGTTGACAGCTGGGCGTGGTCGATCATGGCGGGGACCAGGTAGCCAGCGGTCACGCTGCTGGCTACTGACACAAATATTCGCCTGCCGGTGGTGCGCACCAGCTCGCGCCAGGTGTCGCCGGTGCTGGGTACGGTGTTAAGCAGCGCAATAGCGGCCAGCGCCCCCAAGAAGCCCGCCAGAAGCACATCAGCGCGCAAGCCCAGCGGCACACCAAAGGCCGTCAGCACAGGCACTGCAGCGCCCGCCAGCACCAGCGTGGACACGGCGGTCGAGGTTGGCTCGGGCATCACGTGCTCCTTGTGGTTACGGCCGTAATGGCGCATCGTGCGATCAGACCAAACTTCAGCAGTCGGTGGGGAGCCAGCCGGGCAATCTCAAGCGCTGGCGAGATGGGTGGTGATGCGTTTTTTGTCATTTCAGATAACCGTCATTCGATGCGCTGAATTTGAAGAGCCGATTGCCACGACGCGCCGCCGAAAAGAGGTAACGTTGCTGAAATATCAGCCTTGATATTCACAACATCGCCCGCGTTCAAGTAGCGGTCTTCATTTATTGTTGTTGTGAGTAATGTCGTCCCATATTGACTGAGCAAATACAGCCTTGGCGTTGCGTTGTTTACGACCACTTCGACGTAGCTTCCGGCAGCCGACACCCCGGTCCCCGTGAAAAATAAATTTGCGCCAATTCGATACTGGCCTGCCTGATTTGCAGGGGCAGTAAATGCACCGGTTGTGGTGTTGTAGGCCCGCCTGCGGTCGCCGTTTGCTGCGATTGTCGGAAAGACAAGAGCTGTTGATCCGCCTAACGCCTGCGTTGCAGCAGCAGCCCGCACTGCATTTAAATAGACTGGTGCTGGGTCATTTATAGACAGACCGGATTGATAAGCGCCAGGGCCGGTGCAGCCCTGAATAATCAGCTCTTGAGGGATAAGAGAAGATGAGTCAATTCTGATGACATCACCATAGCTGCCGGGGCAGTGCATGTCGGTAATGTAGTTGTAGCCGCTTGACGAGCCAGAATAGTTGTAAACCCAGCAGTCAAGATCGCCTCCGTTGAGCCGTATGCCCTTGGAGTTGTTTAAAAAGATTGCGCCGGTAGAACTGCCAGAGCCATAAAAATGACACCCGGTAAACGTGTGCCCAAATGTGACATCAACAGCTTCAAGGTTGTAAACCGTGTTGTGGTTAATATTGACGCCGGTAAAGATACCGTGGCAGTGGTTAGATCCGGCTGTCAAAACTACACCGCGCCCGTTATCAACAATGCTGCCGCCCGTAACGGTGTTGTTGCCTGCCGCCATGTCCATGCCGACCACATTGCCGCTGGCGTTGGTGTTTGTCCAGGTGTTGTACTCAGATGCAGCTCCGGCGTCGATGACAATACCGCCGGTGTTTTCATGTGCCCCAATGTTTGAAAAGTGCCCTCGGTCGCCGCGTAATGCTGTGGCGTTGACCGTACCAGTCAAATGCAGGCCTTTACCTTTAAAGCTTGACGCGGTAAGACCCTCAACGACGTAGCGTTTACCACCGTCGATTTTGAGCCCAGTTTCAACCGCTGTTGATGGGCTGGTTAGCGAGCCTTTTAAAAAACCACGACCGCGCATACCCCAGCGACTTTTTTGCACCGCAGAAAACAACACTTTTGTTTGGTCAGTCAAGGTGATTTGTGCGTTGTCAAGATACCAGTCTTGGTCGTCAAGAATATTTACTTGATCGCTGACGCTGTAAAGCAAATCCCCCGGCACTGTGATATTTCGTGCGCCCGATGCAGATGCTTTCTGGAATGCGTTTTTCCAGTCTGCGCCGTCACCAGCTACCCAAAAGCGTTTGACGTTGGCCCGCCCGCGCAGGATGGCGAATACCGTAGTGGGCTGCTCGTTTGTGTACTCGGTCGGTTGCACGATCGCCGCGCTGGCTGAGCCCTGCGTATTTGTCATAAGGTCAGCCGCAGTCACCCCCTGAATCAGTCGGAATTTGGCAGTTTCAAATGTGCCGCTGGTAGTGAATGGCAACTGAGCCGCATCAGGCGCATAAGCCAAGCCGCCGGTCATGACGGTCTGCGTGGCCCGTGTCAAATTGATGCCTGATGTGTAGGCGACTGGCGGCTCATAGCCGCGTAGCAGCTTGGCAGCGGCCTCGGCACTGTCACGGGTGGCGCGGGCGGTGGCTTCGACTGCATTCATGCCTGCAAGCGTGGATTTGGTATTGCCCAGGCGATCGGTGACTGCCAGCGCTGTGCTGCTGGCAAACGCAGCAATGGTGTCAGTGTCTAGCTTGGCGTTGGTAAGGTCGGTAATGGTGACAGCGTTCATGGGTCGTCTTTCTTAGTTGATAACGGTTGCTTTGGCTGGGATCGCCGCGTAGTCGGCCTGGTAGTAGTCGGGTGAGTAATTGATGGCGCGGATGTTCACGCATTCGTTGTCGCTGATGTCCAGCTCAGTGACCAGCCAAGCTAGTGCGCCGCGTGTGCTGTCGGCGCTGAAACTGAAAATCGTGCGAATGCCGTCAGCGCTTTGGGTGGTGACGATGGCCTCGCTTGGCACGCTTTGCAAAATGACTTTGTTGGCTGCGCTGCCTGCAATGACGGCGATGCTTTGCAGGCTGCCGTCGCGCTTCATTAAAACGATGCTGTGGGCTTGGCCGGGTGTGAAGGTCACGTCACCGCTTAACGTCAGCTCCAGGCCTGACTGGGCGATGACCTCGCCGTCCTGGCTTTTAAATCGGGTGCCGTCTGCCACGTCGATGCGGCTGTTGGGCAGCAGCGCCCTGGCGTCGGTGGTGGTGGTCACGTCCAGGCTCAGGCGCTGGCCTAGCAGCTTGTACAGCTCGCGGTTAGCGCGTAGCCAGGCTTGCTCAAAGCTGCGAATGCCCGGAATTTCAAACTTTTTGACTTGGGTGTAGTTGCCCGCAAGTGGCAGGGTGATGGTTTCTGACTGGTCGGTGTCGGGGTCCACATACACAAACTGAACGCCGTCATATTCAGCATCGCTGGCAAACTTGCGCACCACGGTTTCAGCGTCGGGCTTTTTGTTGCGGTGAGTGAAGACGGCCACGCTGTTGGTTTGCGCCCGGTCGAGTGAAAAGCGGATTTTGCCGTTTTGCCTGTACGCGATGCAAAACGCGGCATTGGCCAGCATGGTGACGGTCTCTTCAAAACTGGTGTTGTCGCTATCAAAGGTGTAGCTAAACTGCCCTGCCTTGGCGTGCCATGCGTCGAGCTGCTGCTGCACCGCGTAGATTTGCGGCATGTCTACCTCAAGCGCCAAATCTCGCGCGCCGATTTGCGGGTCAACAGAGACAGCCGCCATGATGTCGACCATGCGGGTGGTGGCGGCAATGGTGCCGCTGGCCAGCCTGCCTGTGGCGTCAAACGCGCCGCTGAAGGTGCTGCCGTTGTAGGTAGGTAGCTTGCGGCTGGCCTGGCACTTTAGCTGCCGTGACTTGACCGCCGTGGCGCGTGATGTGGCTTGGGTAACTGTGTGGATGGTGGTCTTGTTGCCAAACTCGGTTTTGGTGACTGGGCTGACGCTGTACAGGTCGGCAAACTTGATTTCGTCTTGCACCTGCCCGCCAAAGGCGAAGTCATAGGCGCTGGTACGGCGCATGCGGGCACGGGCGGGGCCTGTCCAGCCGGTGACCAGCTCCAGCGTCTCGGCTTGTTCATCGCCGGTGGCGGCGGTGAGTGTGCCGCTGACGGTTTGCACGGTGCCGGTAGGCACCAGCGCGCTGGTGAGCTGTTCGACTTCGAGCAGATACGACACGCTGTTGGTGATTGGCCCGCCGCCTGAGTCTTTGAACACGCCCGCAGCGGCCACCACATTGGCCCAGACCTCGGTGCGGTCGGTGGCTGGCAGCGTGACCCATGGCGTGTTATTTGACACGCCTGTGAGCTGCACCGAAGCAACGGACGCAGGCACGGGCTGGGTGAAGGTGCTGGTGGTCAGCTTGATAAAGCCGTCGCCCACGCTGGCCACGGTGCGGGTGCCTGAGTAGTTGACTGACGGCGTGGTAAAGGTAGCAATGGCCGTCTCAGTGACCAGCGTGCTGCTGACGGTGATGTCGTCAGGCGTCCAGGTGACGACGGTGAATGTGCCGTTATTGGCAGGGTCGGCAAAGCCGGTCCACGTCAGCACGCTGCCCACGGCCAGATTGACAAACAAGCCCGAGGCTGAAAACGTGCTGGTCACATCGATGACGGTGATCAAGGCCGTGCCGGTGGCGCTGAAGTTGGCCATGCTGATCGTGACCGACGCGCCAGGCATGACGACGCTGTTGAAGTTGGGGCCTTTGGTCGTCTGCGTGATGATGTCGCCTGTGGCATGGGACGTGAAAGCGTAGGTGTCGCTGGCCAGGATTTGTAGCTGGTTGAGCGCCTTTAGGGTGATGCCGTCAACCTCAATTTGCCGCTTGACCGTCAGCACCGGGTCAATGATGGCCGCGCCGATTTGCAGCACCGGCGCGTCGCCGCTGTTGGGCGACTTGAACGGGTCATACACGGCAGCCGATGCGCCAGGGATGTCGGCAATCAGCGTGTCGCCGTCTTTGATGTTGGCCAGGTCGTAATAACCACGGCCTACGCAGTAGTAGCCATACTCATATTTTTGATTCGCCAGCCACTTTGTATAGGTCGGCATCATGAGGCTGGGCACTGAGGTGACGGTGCCATAAATGTCTTCAACTCGCTGCAACATGCGCAGCTGGTTTTGCCGCTCGCCCAGGGCGTTGTTTGGGCTGGCCTGGGTGCGGTTGACGTTGGCTGGCTGCGATGGCTTGGGCGTGAGCAGCCGGGCGACAAAACCCAGCACCATACTTATGGCGATGTTGATCAAAATCGACACCGGATCGCCCGGGCTTTGCAGCACGGTAACCACCGGCGCGGTGCAGGTGGCAATCGCGGCAGCATCGTGGCTGATGTCGTTGGCGGCGCATGGCTCGCCCGCGTAAATTTGCAGGGTGACTTGCGGCGTACCGCCGTAGTGCTGCAGCAGCCATTCGCCCAGGTTGTCTGCCTCATGCACGGCGGGCTTGCGGTCGGCAAACGGGTGGTCGTACAAATAAATTTTCATGCTGGCTTGGCCCAAAATTCGAGCAGCTCGTATTGGCTGCGCAGGCTGGCCATGTCCTGGTACAAGTTGCCAGCGGGCAGCGCATGCAGCACACTGCCTTGGTGGTACACGCCGCAATGGTGCAGGCCCAGGGCAGCGGTGCGGCCCAGCAGCACCACCGCGCCGTCTTGCGGTTCAGGCACTTGCATAAAACCGTGGGCTGACTTGTGCAGCGCCAGACGGAAAGCAGCGGCAATGCTGCGCACCGAGTTGTTGATGACCTGGTAATCGAGCACGCCCTGGTTAAATTCCCGCGTGTACACATCTGCCACCAGGCTCCAGCACGGCGGCGCGGGGTACTGCTGGCCAAGGTAAAAATTGATGTTCATACGAAACCCCGCAGCATGGGGATGGCCTTTGGGCTGTAGACCTCGCCAGTGCGGGCCACATTCAAGCGCGGTGACACGGCAGACAACGTGGCCGCGCCCAACTTGTACGCGATGCTTTCAACTTGCAGGACAGCGGTGGCCTGGGCAGCGGTCAGGTCGTCTGATAAATACTGGCGATACACCAGCCGGATTTTTTCCAGGGTGTTGACAGCAATGGCGTCGAGCTGCTGGCGAAACAGGTCGGTGATGTCGGTCGTGTCCAGCGTGATGTCAAACTTTTGGTCGAGGTGGCCGCTGGTGCCTGCCAGCTTGGTGGCAAAGTTGAGCGGCTGCACGGTTTTAAGGCCGGTTTCTGTCGTGACGCTACCCTCATAAGGCTCACGCCATAAAAACTGCGTGGTGATGGCGCTGTGGCTGATTTCAAGCACTTCAATGACGTGGATCGTTTGCGGCGCGCTGGCCAGGAAGACTTTGAGGCGGGCTTGCAGGTCCAGGCTCATGGCTAGACCGCCAGCACGTTGGTGTCGACGTTGGCGAACTGGGCCAGGCGGGCCAGCAGTGGCCAGCTGTATTCGCCATACGTTTCCCATAAATCAAGCAGCACCTGCGACTCAGCGTTTGAGAAGTCATAGGCTTGGGTAGTGGCCTCGACCGTGAAGCTGACGGTGCTGATAGGCCCACCGGTGCGGGCAACGCGGTAGCTGTCGGGGGTGATGTTGCAGTCGTGATCAGCCAGGCCAAAGCCGCTGTCTAACGGCATGGCGAAGGTGATCGCGCCCTTTTTTAGCAACTGGTGGTAAAACACCTGCCAGACTGACAACTGGGTGGCGGTAAGCACCATCGAAACGCTAAATAGCGAGGGGCCACGGTCCCAGGCTAGTGCGTAGCGTGGTGCGCCGCCGGCCACTGCGGTGCGGTTGACGCCGCCGGGGCCTTGGAAGCCGTAGCCAGCCGCGATGGGCTGAAAGCCGGTGGGGATGCGGACGGTCATGCGCGCTGCCTTTGCGCGTTGAAGTTTTGCTGCATGGCCCGGCTGACTTTGCTGTTGGGGTCATACAGCGCCTGAGCCATGGCTTCCTGATTTTCTTGCAGGAAAATGGCGCGCTGGCCTGGACTGATTTCCTGGCTGACCACGTTGTCAATGCGGCCTGTGGTTTGGTTGACGATGGTGATGGACTCGCCGCCAGAGCTGCTGCCGCCAAATGAGGCCCGTAGCTGCTCGTTGGAAATGATGGTGCCGGGCTGGCGCGGAATGAATAGCTCTTTACCACGCTCGCCAACTATGCTGGGCACGCCGACGGGCGGGTCGCCGCCATCGGCAAATTTAAAAAGGGAACTGAAAAACGATGCGTCAAAGTCAACCGTACCGCCGCCGCCCATGATGCCGCTGCCGCCCAGCAAGCCACCCAGCCCACCCAGGCTGCCGCCCAAATCGCCAACGAGGGATTTGGCCTGGATGCGGATCAGGTCGCTGATGATGCTGTCGGCCAGGCTCTTGAAGTCGAGCTTGCCGGTCTTGGCAAAGC